CCGGTGTTACATTCAATACAGTGTCGGAAGAAAACCCACCACCTAAGCGGAATATGGACTTCTGGACAAACACGAGCAAACCAAGTGTAAAACAAAAGTACAATATAAGCAATGATAAAGACAGAATGCCAAATGGCAGATTGTCTAATTCTTCGCTCAATTTGTCCTTTATGTACCAGCAAGATAAACTGTTTCATCCAAGGAGCCTTGATCCAATGGTCAGGCAACCAGTTCGTCCAAACCGCAAATGGTGAAGTTTCCAACCATTGCAATTGATCTAGGACAATCTGGGTAGTCCAGTTCTCAGCTCCAATCCAAAATTGATCCCACATTTTCTTGTAGCGGACATAGACGGGGTACATGGCCCAAGCAAAAATATGACCCAACTCGGGCTCCATGTCGTTGCTTTCATCACTGTCGCTATCGGAAGATTCATCATCATCAGCATTGAAAATCCTGTGGTGAAGTGGGATAGGCTTAGCGTTAGGGGGGGACTCGTATTCGTGCACTTTAGTATATGGTGCAACGGTACTATTCTCAGTTTTTGTTGTGAAAAATGGACGACCGTCAAGACCGAAATGAATATATTTGTACGTGATAGTCAAGCCATTTCCTTCTTCAAGATATAGCTGACCTTGCAAACGTTTCACAACTTTCTTCTTCTCGGTAGTGGCATTGCGTCTTTCTTCAACAGCTTTCTCCATTTTGTGGAAAAACTTCTGAGTATCTGCATCCTTGCCAATAATCGGTTTGTCTTTTCGACCTTTGCAGGCGCAGACTCCAATCACTGGTTTCTTGCAGGTTTCACACAAGTCCATCTTCTTACCTAGATTGACCGAATTTTCTACAACTTTGGCCTGTTGCTCAAAGTAAGTGGGAGTTACCCACTCCAGATAATCGATCAATTCAGCTACTGAAACGGCTTCCATTTTCTTACCATTCCTATCCTCAATAAGCTCGTAACCGACAGAAGCGGGAGCTCCACGGACAGGAGATGGAATAGGTACTGCTCTTTCAACCTTTATGATCCAGAAATCGGGAATGATAGGGACATCACTACCCAATACCTCTGCGATCTTACGGGAACTCAACATGTTGAACTCCTCAAATTCAGGGCGAACAGTAACTGTCAACGTAATATCATCACGTCGACAGATGGAAGCGGGTTCGTTGGAGAATACACTAGCTCCTGCGTCCTTCACGTTCTTAGTCGTAATGAAGCACATTGGCTCCATAGACACCTTACCCTTGCTCTCGATATCTGCCTTGACGGCGTACGTCTTAACATTGTTCTTGAGCTTGATGATCATGTTGGTGGCAGGATTATCAGTAAATTGGGGTTTGGTATTTCCGACATCATCAATGAAGACTCCATTCATGTGCGCTTGATAGTTAGACTGATAACGATCAATCTCATGCAAAGTACAGAGATAATTGTCGTCACATTCAAAACCATTACGCTTCAAGATGTAAATCATAAGGATCTGTCCCAATGTGGATTTACCTACACCAGAACCTCCGAATATGCCCACCATATAGGGAGCAATACGGAGTCCTCCATTGACTCGAACTTGTCTGAAAGAAGCTTGCCAAGCATGGATGGTGTCGATCTTGCGTCTCAACACATTCTGGTAAGCCACAGCCTGTCCCATTGCTAGGAGTTGCTTGGCTTTGTCCATTGTCTGGCATAACATGTATTCATATTCGTTGGCGTCTATTCCAC